CGTTGGCTGACACTAACATTGCAATATCTAACACACAAGTGAGTGGTCTAGGCTCTGCGGCATTGCTAACAGCAGGCGCAGCTGGTGGTGTGGCAACCCTAGACGGCGGTGGTACGGTACCAACCAGCCAATTGCCTGCAGCCGTGTTGGGCGCGTTAAAGTACCAAGGTACATGGAACGCGTCAACCAACACGCCAACACTAGCGAGTGGCGTAGGCGTACAGGGTTACTACTACGTTGTCTCTGTAGCGGGTACAACCAACCTTGACGGAATCAACTCTTGGGCTGTAGGTGACTGGGCTATATTTGGTACGGCAACTTGGCAGAAAATCGACAACACCGACGCGGTAACAAGCGTCAACGGGTACACGGGTACTGTTGTATTGAGCTACACCGATGTAGGTGCAGCGCCTGCTACTTCAGGCACGTCTATCCTATACGGTAACGGCACAGGTGGTACAAGCAACGTAACGATAGGTACTGGTATAGCCTTTGCTGGTGGTACATTGTCAGCTACAGGTTTAGGTGGCGATGTAGTTGGCCCAGCAAGCTCAACCGATAACGCTATCGCTCGTTTTGATTTAACGACAGGCAAGCTACTACAAAACTCTACCGTAACGGTTACTGACAACGGTGACGTGTCTAATGCTAACTCTGTTGTGTTTGATATTACACCAACAACCTTGCCAACAGCGCAAGGTACGTTGTATTGGGATAATGCTGATTCTATCCAAACATTAAGCTTGGTTATGGAAGGTGGCAACGCTGTTCAGCAAATAGGTGAGGAGCAATATTTCAGAATTAAATGTTCTGCCGCAGTAACTGAAGGCCAAGTGGTAATGTTTACAGGCACTGTTGGTGCTAGTGGGGGCTTAACAGGCGCTCCAGCCACAGGATTGACTGCCTCTACTGCGTCTTATGTAATGGGCGTTGCTACAGAAAGCGGTGCGTTAAATGATTGGATCTATGTAACTAGCTTTGGTTTAGTTCGTGGCATTAACACCACTGGTGGAGCAGAAGCTTGGATTGACGGTCAAATACTTTATTACGATCCTACTGTTACTGGTGGGCTAACAAAAACATTGCCGTCAGCACCTAATGCTAAGGTTCAAGTTTGTGCTGTAGTTCATGCTGCGTCTAATGGCTCGTTATTTATTCGTCCTTCTTTTGGTGGCATACTAGGCCAATACGAGGGCGACGTAGGGTTTACAAGTTTAGCGGCAAATGATTTAATACGAAGGAACGCCGGCAACACCGCTTGGGAAAATGTTACATCAATACCAAACACACAGGTGTCTGGTCTTGGTACAATGTCAACACAAAACGCAAATAACGTGGCCGTCACTGGCGGATCGATTAACGGAACAACAATCGGTGGCTCTACGGCTGCCGCAGGAACATTTACAACTTGTACTGCCACTTCGTTTAGTGGTATTAACGGAGGATCATTCTAATGCCAGCGCCAGGGTCAACCCCAATAATTTTGTACCACAGCACGACTGCCTCTGCGGTTCCATCCGCAGGTGACTTGTCAGCTGGTGAGTTAGCGGTCAACGTTACCGACAAGAAAATCTATTCTAAGAATGGCGCTGGCGCCGTAGTACAGGTTGCAGCAGCCCCTGGCGCTAACACAGACATTACGTCGCTGTCTGGTTTAACCACGGCGCTTAGCATAGCCCAAGGTGGTACGGCAGCAACGACCGCCTCTGGCGCTAGGGCTAGCCTGTCTGTTGTAGCCTACACGACCACCACAGGCTCGGCAGTGATGCCAACTGGTACAACTGGTGAACGCGATGGCACACCTGCGGCTGGTTACTTACGTTTTAACACTAGCAACACCACCTTCGAGGGGTATAATGGTTCGGCTTGGGGATCCGTTGGCGGTGGCGCTACGGGTGGCGGCAACGACCAAGAGAACCAACTGATTGTTACCACAAGCTACACACTATCCACAGGCAAGTCTGCTATGAGCAAGGGGCCAATCACGATTAACCCATCCGTGGTGGTTACGATTCCTGCAAATTACAGCTGGTTGATATTGTGATGAATGCTCATATTTACTGCGTGACCAACAAAGTAAGCGGTAAACAATACGTTGGGCAAACTGTGGATAATAGAAAAGTTGGTCATGGTATGGCTATTACTAAGGCATATACAAAGTATGGCAAAGAAGCTTTTGACTATGAAAAAATATGTACAGGTATAACCAATAAAAACGCATTAAATTATTTAGAACGGTTTTGGATTGAGACGCATAATTCAATTGCACCAAATGGGTATAATATTGAAACAGGTGGGTCTAATAAAGGTATTGTTGCTGAGTCTACAAAACAAAAATTAAGAGAACATAACCTTGGGAAAGTAGTTCCAATGGATGTTCGTAGAAAAATAAGCGAAGCATTAAAGGGAAGTAAAAATCCATTTTATGGCAAAACACATAGCGCTGAAGCTTTAGCTAAAATATCAGCAGCCAATATTGGCAAGACTGTTGTGCTATCAGATGAAGCAAAAAATAAAATAAGTATTGCAAATGCAGGTGTGAATAATGGGATGTACGGTAAAAAGCATACTGAAGAAACAAAAGCAAAATTTAAAGGTAGAGCTACAGTTAGCTATTGGTTGGGTAAAAAGTTTTCGGATGCTACCCGTAGTAAGATGTCACAGGCAGCAAAACTAAGACCAGTTCTTACTTGCCCACATTGCAGTAAAACTGGGGGGTTTAATGGTATGAAGGTGCATCACATGGATAATTGTAAAGTAAAGGATAACAAATAATGGCAAGCTCAATCAACGCATCATTAACTGCTGGGATAGTCCAGACAGCAGACACATCGGGCAACTTAAACCTACAAAGCGGTGGCACAACCATTGTTGCTATTACATCTACAGGGGCATCAGTAACAGGGTTACTAGAAGGGTCAACTAATTACACGGGCTTCAAAAACCGCATCATCAATGGTGGCATGGTGATAGACCAAAGAAATGCTGGGGCTAGTGTTACTAATAATGTAACGGGAACTCAATACTCATTAGATAGATGGAATATTTATGGTAATTTTGTATCCAAGTTTACCGTTCAGCAAAATGCTGGAGCAGTTACTCCCCCAGTTGGATTTAAAAATTACTTAGGAGTTACATCATCTGCGGCTACAACTGTTAATTCTACAGATACTTATATAATATTACAAAAAATTGAAGGTTTTAATACGGCAGACTTAGCTTGGGGGACTGCGAATGCTGCTACAGTAACATTATCATTTAGAGTCTATTCTAGCCTTACTGGTACATTTGGGGGTTCAATTTTAAATTCTGCACAAGATAGAAGTTATCCATTCACATACTCAATACCAGTAGCAAATACATGGACAACAATTAGCGTAACTATTGCAGGAGATACTACGGGAACTTGGATAGGGGCTACTAATGGCATAGGATTATCAGTATTTCTATCATTAGGCACAGGGTCAACATTAAGTGGAACTGCTGGGGCATGGGCTGGTGCTCAATATTATTCCGCCACTGGTGCAGTTAATGTGGTTTCTACTAACGGTGCTACCTTCTACATCACAGGTGTTCAACTAGAAAAAGGCTCAACCGCCACATCGTTTGATGTGCGTGATTATGGTCGTGAGTTGGCTATGTGTCAGAGGTATTGTTTAAATTGGAATTCGGCAAATAGTGCATATACACGATTAATAGCTGGAACTGCATTTAATGCAACTACTTTTAACAGTGTTTATTATCCTCCTGTAGAAATGAGAGTTGTACCTTCCATTACAGTAACTGGAACTTTTAGAATAGTTACAGCAGCTGTTGTTGTAAATACAACTACAGTTTCAATAGCGGAGGCAAACACAAATGTATTTGGTATTGACCTCGTTGGTTCTGGTTTAACTGGCGGTCAAGGTGGTTGGGCGAGTGCTGCTAATAGTACCTCTTGTAAAATAATATTTTCTGCGGAGCTATAATGGATAATTATAAACTATATAAATCTGCAGTAACTTTAGAATATGTTTCTGTTTTTAGATTATCAGACAACACTTCTATCCCATTTGACCCAGACAACACAGACTACCAAGCCTACCTAAAATGGGTAAGCGAAGGCAACACACCATTACCAGCAGGAGAAGAATAATGCCATTAGTCATCGCAGGTGCAACAAGCGGAAGTACGACAGTTCAAGCCACAGACGCAGTCACGGCAACCATCACGTTACCAAGTGCTACGGACACACTGGTTGGTAAAGCAACAACGGATACTCTTACTAATAAAACATTAACACTCCCAGTAGTGGGAACAACCATCGGTGTCGGTGGTGCTACTCCAAGTGCATCAGGCGCAGGTATTACATTCCCTGCCACACAATCAGCCAGTACAAATGCTAATACGCTAGATGATTATGAGGAGGGAACTTGGACGCCTGTTTTATCTTCTGCTGCTGGTTCTATAACAAGTCAAACTTGTTCTGGAAGATATACAAAAATTGGGCGAGTTGTGACTGTTTATGCATTTGTTCAAATTAATAATCCTGGAACAGCATCAGGTGCGATGCTTTTAAGTGGTTTGCCGTTTGCTGCGCCAGACAGAGCTAATGCTGCTATTGTCAGAGAGGATGCAAATTTTGGATTTGCTTATATGTTTGTTACGAATGCTAATGCAACAACTGGGTTTTATTTTACACTTACAACAAATCTTAATCCACCATACACAACTAATAACCTATATCCATTCACCCTGACCTATCAAATTTAATTAACTACACCATATTAGTGTAGTCGGACACAAAGGAGAAACACAAATGGCATTAACAGAAACTAAAGTAATAGACCAAATCACAGTCACAGAGAACGGCACTATCCTCTACCGTGAGGCTACTCGCATTTTAAAAGATGGTGAGCAGATAGCACAAACCTATCACCGTTCTAGCCTAGCCCCAGCGAGTGACTTAACAGACGTACCAGCTAACGTAGTGGCGATTGCTAATGTAGCGTGGACACCTGAAGTTGTTGCAGCTTATCAAGAACAGGTAGCGAAAGTAGGAGCATAACATGGCAATCACGCTAGACGGCACAACGGGCATCACCACTCCGGGTCTTACCAACACAGGTACAGAGACCATCGTAAACCTCACCACAACGGGCAACACTATACTCGGTGACGCAAGCACAGACACGCTTAATGTAGGCAACGGTGGATTGGTTAAGGATGCATCAGGTAACGTGGGTATTGGTACTACGAGTCCGGTTAGTTTGGGGGTGGGTTATACAAGCATTACAGCCAATAACGCCACAAACGGCGGCGGCTTTGTACTGGCTACTGGTGGAACTGCAAAAGGGGCGTTTTTCAACGCAAGCAATAACCTTTACATTGATAGAAACAACGCTGCTGGAAATCTTTATTTTAGAAATACAGCAAATGGTTCAACTGATATGACACTAGATGCTAGTGGTGGTCTTTCTGTTGCAGGAGCTGTATCTGTTGGAGGGTCTGTAATTAGGTCGCCTCAATATACGGCTACTTTTCCTGGAGCATATGCGACAGTAGTAGATTTAACAAGTATTGGAAAAGGACTTATTATTTATGGCTATGCAATGGAAAACGCTATCAATACTTCCACTGGTATGTGGCTTGCAACGGGCAACGGAACAACATATACATTAACGCTAGTATCTCAATCAGTTATTGGTTCAGGTCATGGGACAATACAACTTCAAATGAGTAATAATGGATTACAAATAAGAAATGCTTTAAGTAGTTCTATTGGTAACTATAAATTATCTTTCGTAGTGCTTGCATAATGGAAAAGCTACTCACATTCCTAAACTACTGGCTAGGTAAGCTCTACATACCTTGTGGTATCCCTGCTGATAAACAGCAACATTTTATTAGTGGTGCTATCTTAGGGATTGTCTTAACACCGTTCATTGGCGCTTACTCCATCCTAGTGGTGGCTGTAATTGCAGCCTTAAAAGAGATT